ACAAAGAATAGCTAGACTAGAGAGGCTCGTTACTGAGATGTATCTTAAGGTAGAAGCTTTTAAAGTAAGGGTAGAACAATTAAAAAATAAAGACAATGGATAATTTAGAATCACTTATAGGACAAGAGATATATTTTGAAAAATCAGATGACAATATTAACTTATACTCATCCATAGGTAAAGACAATTTAACTTCTGGAGAGATTGCACAATATCATATTAACACAAGTAGCTTCAATGATGATTCAGGTAATAAGATATTTTTTTTCTCTGTTATCTGTGAGGTAATTTCAGATGGAGAGTTACTTTTTATACCCTTAGACGAAATATATAAATTATGAAGATAAAACTACTGGATAACACTATCCACGAACAAAGTGAATTAATAGACAATGCTTACTCAGATGAGTTTTACTATGGCTACTTAGGTAAAGCAGCTTTCTCATCTAGTAATTTAAAGCTACTACTAGATAGCCCTAAGAGTTATCACTACGCTATGACCTACGGAAACGAGTCAAGCTCTCAAGCCCTTAGAGATGGGTGGTTATTCCATACCTACCTCCTAGAGCCAGAGAAGCTAGAGGATATTGTATTTGTGGATGTGCAGAGTAAGAATACTAAAAAGTTTAAAGAAGCTAAAGCAGAGTATCCAGATGTATTTACAGCTAAAGAAAGAAATGACTGTGAGAGGCTAGTAGATGCAATGAGTAAAAACTCTAGAGCTATGGAGCTGATGAGAGATAGCAGAACAGAAATACCAGCAGTAGATACACTTTTTGGCTATCCGTTCAGAGCAAAAGCAGACATCCTAAAAAACTCTGGAGGTATAGTAGATTTAAAAACAACTATAGACGTAAAGAACTTTAATAGATCAGCCTATAAGTTTCGTTACTTTTTACAAGTGTATATTTATTGTGAGCTTTTTAAGTGTAGCTATAAGGACTTTAAATTCCTATGTATAGACAAGAAGAATCTAGACATAGCTGTATGGGATGTATCTAAGGAGTTTTATGAAGTAGGAGAGGAGCAAGTACAAAGAGCCTTAGAAACATATGAGGAGTACAAAACAGAAGGATTTGATGTTAATGATTTTACAATTACTGGTACATTATGACAAAAGAGCAACTAAAGGAAGAGAGACAAAAGAGAAGAGAAATAGATCTAAATTATATTAGAGATAGAATACTATTTTATATAGGACTAGATGTAAAAGAAAACACTAGAGAAAGAGATTATGTATACGCTAGGATGGTATTCTGTAAGATAATGAGAGACGAGTATAAAATGACCTTTAACGTAATAGGCAAATACTTAGGTAGATCACACTGCACTATGGTACACTATATGAGAAACTTTGATACTATTAAGAAGTACGAGTATAGCTTTAATAAAGTATACCAATATATACTATTAGAGATGGAGTCTGAACAGATATTCATAGGAAAGAAACCAAGAGGAGAGAAGCGAGATATAGACAAAGACATACTAAAGGTAAGAGACGCTATACAAGATGCAGTAGAAGCGTTACAAATAAATTAAATAACTCGTTATATTAGTAAAGGATAACTATGGCTTATAAAACAGAGGACTTAAGAAGAGACTGCCTAAAAGCAATCAAAGAAAAAAAACTTATCTTTATAGGAGATATATTTGGCTACACCGCCTTTAGTAAAAGAGCTTTCTATGATCACAAACTGCAAGAATGTAACGACATAAAAAGGGCTTTAGAAACTAATAGAGTTAATATGAAAGTTGATATGAGGGCTAAGTGGTACGAGTCAGACAATCCTACGCTGCAAATAGGACTGATGAAACTAATAGCAGATGATGAGGAAGCACACAGACTAAACGGAACAAAGAGAGAGATTAAACACGATACAACAGACAAAGAGATAAACATAAAGATTCATAGATAGTGGATGTAAATGTTAATGTAGTATTTGAGCATCTTTTAGATAGTCAGAAAAAAATAGTAGTAGAGCAAGGGGGGACTAGGTCTGGAAAGACTTATAACATTTTGCTCTTTATTATATTCCACTATTGCCAAGTAAATACTGGTAAGACTATCACGATATGTCGTAAGACTTTCCCAGCTTTGAGATCAACTGTAATGAGGGACTTCATAGACATACTTAAGATTCATAATAAGTACAACGAAGCAAACCACAACAAAAGTAATAGTGAGTATAAGCTAGATGGAAACCTAATAGAGTTTATATCTTTAGACCAGCCACAAAAAGTAAGAGGTCGTAAGAGAGACTTCCTATTTTTAAACGAGGCTAACTCTTGTACTAAAGAGGACTGGCAGCAGCTTGTATTTAGAACAACTGAGAAGATAGTAATTGACTTTAACCCTTCAGACTTCTATCACTGGATATATGACGATGTAATAACAAGGGAAGATGTAGACTTCTTTATAACCACTTACAAGGATAATAAGTTTCTTGATGCTAGTATCATTGATGAGATAGAGAGGCTAAAAGAAACAGACGAACACTACTGGAGAATATACGGACTAGGAGAGAGAGGGTATAGCAAAGCAACTATCTTTAAATACTATGAGACTGACAATGTACCATCTGATGCAGAGTTTGTAAGTTATGGATTAGATTACGGATACACTAATGATCCTACAGCTATGGTAGGGGTTTGGAAGCGAGGCTATGACTTATACATAAAAGAATGTATCTACCAAACTATGATGACTGGAAGAGACATACACCAGAAGCTTAAAGAGATAGGAGTAGAGAGAGACTTAATATATGCCGACTCAGCAGAGCCAAGACTAAATGAAGAGCTAAGAAGAATGGGCTGGAATATAAGACCTAGTGTAAAGGGCAAAGACTCTATTAATGCTGGAATAGACTTACTAAAGAGATTTAAAATAAACATCACTAAAGAGAGTCATAACGCTATACAAGAGTTTAGAGACTACAAGTGGTTAGAGGATAAAAGTGGAAAGCTAACCAATAAACCAGAGCCAAAGAATGATCACTTAATTGACAGCACTAGATACGCTTGTTACTCTATTATGAGTCAGCCTAACTTTGGTAAGTACGCAATCCGTTAAAACACATAAATTTTACGTTATATTATTATGAAGCTAAAACTAACAGTGCCTAATGATTTAGGAGAGATAAAGCTATCAGACTACGTTAAGTATCTGAAAGTATTAGAAGTGAATGAAGATGATTCCTACAGCGATGTATTTGTCAATCAAAAAGTATTAGAGATATTTTGTGGAGTACCACTACTAAAGGCAGTAGAATACAAGATGTCAGACGTGAGGAAAGTAGTAAACATAATCACAGCTACACTAAACAAACAGCCAGATCTAGTAAGGACTTTTAAACTAGGAGATACTGAATTTGGATTCATACCTAAACTAGATGATATGACCTTTGGGGAGTATGTGGATCTAGATAGTAACTTAGGGAACTGGGATAATATGTACAAAGCTATGGCTGTTCTATACAGACCTATAAAACAAAAGGTAGGAGACAAGTATCTAATAGATGACTATAAAGGAGACTTGTATTATGATGCTATGCTACACACACCTATGGATGCAGTAGTAAGCTCAATGGTTTTTTTTTACAATTTAGGGAAAGAATTGTCGATAGCTATGACGAAATATTTGGAGGAGGAGGGGACTCTGGAGGGATTGACTCCTTCTCAAACTTCAATAATAAGTGGGGTTGGTATCAATCAATACAAGCACTTAGCGGATTTAATGTGATGAATATAGATAAGGTTACTAAGCTAAATATACATAAGTGTTTATATGCTTTAGCCTTTATGAAAGATAAAACAGACTTAGAGAGAAAAAACATAAAAAAGAATTTTAAATGACAGCATTAACCCACAGAGGAGCTATAGCCTACTATGATGTAATGGATACCCTAAAGGATTTACTACTTACAGATGTGAATGTAAATACAGTGACCAGAGGAGACATCACACAAGTAAACCTAAATAAAGCAGAGATATTTCCACTGTCTCATATTATGCTAAACAACGTTACAGAGGATGGTCAGACTATGACCTTTAGTTTTAGTATACTAGCTATGGATGTAGTAGATATTAATAAGGAAGAGACTACTGATATATTCAGAGGGAACAATAATGAAATGGATGTGCTTAATACTCAATTAGCAGTACTGAATAAGTTTATACAAAAACTAAGAAAGGGTACTACTCATAGAGAGGGATACCAAGTAGAAGGTAGCACTAGCTTAGATGCTTTTAAGGATAGGTTTGAGAATGAGTTAGCTGGATGGTCTGTTTCTTTTTCTTTAGTGGTAATGAATAATATAGACATCTGTGAAAACTGATAACTTTAAAAAAGTATTAGAAGAGATTAGAGATCAAATAATAGAGGACTCTAAAAAGAACTTAGCTAAGCAAGGTAAGGTAGGTAAGCTATATGAAAGTATAAAGGGTAGTAATGTTTATGATACTAAAGATAAGATTTACTTCAATATAGAAATGGAGGACTATGGAGTCTTTCAAGATAAAGGGGTAAAGGGTGCAGATCCTAGTAAACAAATAGTAAAAGAAAAATACAGAAAACCACAACAAGCTCCTAATAGCCCTTATAGGTTTGGGAGTGGTAATATGAAAGGTACTTTTGATGACTTCGCTAAGAGTGTAGGAGACTGGGCAAAAGGTAAAGGGTTTAGGCTAAGAGATGAGAAGGGTAGATTTGTAAGAGGTACTTATGAAACTATAGGGAAGATTATAGCTAGGAACATATACTACAGAGGATTAAAGCCTAGTTTATTTTTTACTAATGCTTTTGAGAAAGCACAAAATGATATGAGTAACAAATTAGAAAAAGCCTTTAAATTAGATACAGAAGAAATGATTAAAATAACAGTAGAGAAATGAGCAAGATTAACGTAAGAAGTCCATACTATGTAAGCACATCAGTAACTAATTTAACAAGCTGCATTTTAGACTTGTATATATATCAAGGGCAACAACAAAATGATAGACCAAGTAGCCCTACTTATACAATAGAATCTACTGCAGTAGTAAATAGGTCAAGCTTTGAAATATCAGAACTAGCTAGAGATTACTTTGTCGAAAATTTTAATGGAGATTATAGTAGCGGTATTTTATGGGTAGATTATCAATTAACAGAGTTTATATCTGGGGCAGCACAAACACCACAAACAATTGTAGAGCTAACTGCTTTTAATGGCTATGGTTATTTTGAAGATGGATATAATCCACAAAATGATGATTTAGTATTACAAACAAACAGAACTATTTTAAAGTTAGCAGATACTCCAGCAGTATTTCCATTATATCAAAATCAAAACTCAACAGTTGCATTTTTATTAAATGGAGAGGTTGTTAAATCATTTACTAATACAGCTGATATTAATAGTGGGAATCAAATAAAATACATCTCTAATGGGGTCAATGGTGCTGATATGTTTGAGGACAGAGTTATACAAGATAATAGCACTTTTGAAAGTAATGTATGTTTAACTGCGTTTGAAGATGAGTTTGCGTTATTAGCTGTGGATGAAATAAGAGTATCAGATGTAGATGGTAACCTAACTATAATAACAGTACAAGATATTGAGGAGTGTAAGTATCAACCTTATAAATTAACTTTTGTAAACAAGTATGGTGCTTTACAATCTATATGGTTTTTCAAAAGAACTAACGAGGTACTTACTACTAAAACTGAAAAGTTTAAACGTAATATTATGCAAGGTG